AGACAGGCCAATTAGCAAGCGCACCAAAACCAACTGCACAAACTAAGAAAGACGAGGAATAAAGTATGGGAATTTATTTAAACAATAACGTAGGTGTTAAGTTGGCTACCAATGCTGCACCAACTACACCATCAATCGACATTAGCTCATACGTAACTAATGCCGTAATTAACCAGATCGTAGATGAGTTAGAGGTTACAGCGATGGGCGATACAGCCCATAAGTTTGTGGCTGGACTACAATCAGGCACTTTTACAATCGACTTTATCAATGACTGGGCAGCTTCTCAGGTAAACGAGACACTAAGCGCAGCCTTTGGCAAGACCCTAGCAGTATCAGTTATCACTGTTAAGGGCACAGCAGTATCAGCAACAAACCCAACTTATCAATTCTCAGTATTGGTAAACAACCTGACCCCAATCGGTCAAGGTGGCGTGGCTGAAATTGCAACATCAAGCATTACCTTTACTGTAAACTCCGCAATTACAGTGTCATCATCGGTGGCATTTTAATTAAGGAGTAATAATGGCAAAGCTAAAGATAACAAGGGCTAATGGTGAAGTCTCCGAACACAAGATAACACCAGGTGTCGAGTACGCTTTTGAACAGAAGTATGGATCAGGTATTAGCAAAGTCTTGCGTGAGCATGAAAGGCAGACCGAGATATTTTGGTTGGCTTATGAATGCTTGCGCAGGGCTGGCGCTCAGATACCTTTGTGGGGTGTGGAGTTTATTGACACACTTGACACAGTAGAAGTATTGGATGACGAAAAAAAATAATCGAGCGGTCATCAATTCTCTACTCAATCGCTCAACTGAGCGTGGAGACTGGGATACCGCCTAGAGAGTTTATTGATATGGATAGCGAAATGTATAGCGCAATTATACAGGTGCTAACCGATAGAGCTAAGGAGATTCGAAATGCCAGCAGAAATCGTAGGCGTTAAGGATGTCCTGGCTGGATTAAGTTTTATTGACAAAGACATGCAGCAGCGCATAAAAAACGTTATTGATCCGCTTATGCGTAATGTGGCATCTAAGGCTAGAGGTTTTGTCCCAAGTAATGCTGAGGTATTATCTGGTTGGAGCAAAGAGCCTAGTCCAGAAATTAACTACAAACCATTTCCAAAATATGATGCTGGTATAGTAAAAGCTGGTATCGGTTATAACGAAGGTGAAAATCAGGTTTTTAAGAATGGCTTTAAGGTTAGCAATTACGTTTACAACGTAAGTGGAGCAGGTCGCATATATGAAACATCTGGCCGTAAAAACCCACAAGGTAGAGCTCCATTTCAACAAATAGATTCAAGCCTACCTAACACGACCTTTGGCCCAGTGCAAGGATTTGAAGGTAAACGCAGGGCACGTGAGTACACCTATAATAAATCTACTAGAGAATACGCATCTAATAACCCATTTGCAGGTTACCAATTTGTGACATCTATGCCAGCATTAACATCACAACCAAGAATGAAGGGCGTGCGTACAGGTGGTCGCAAAACAAAAGGCCGTTTGATTTATAAAGCCTGGGCACAAGATTCTGGCAAAGTTTATGATGCAATACTGGGCGCTATAAACGCTACAGCTGTACATTTTAATAAATCTACACAAGTTAAGAGGGCTGCATAATGGCCAACGTAGTTGTCTCGGCACTCGCTACCTGGAATGGCAAAGCGCTTAAAAAAGGTAAACAAGATCTAAACGCATTTGATAAACAAGCTAAGGCGCTAAATAAATCACTAACTAGGTTATTTGCTACAGGTGCGTTAGTTGCATTTAGTAAAAAGGCCATTAATGCGTTTGCTAATGATGAAAAGGCTGCCAAGTCACTAGCCGTACAATTAGAAAATACTGGCAACGCATTCAGAGTATCTGAGGTTGAGGATTACATAGCCAGCCTACAATCTTTATACGGCATATTAGACGACCAATTAAGGCCAGCATTCCAGACGCTATTAAACGCTACTGGATCAATTACTTTAAGCCAAAAAGCATTAGAAACTGCGTTGAACGTTAGTGCTGGCACAGGTAAAGATTTAGCAAGTGTTGTAGCTGCAATAGCCAAAGGCGCAACAGGCACAACTACAGCCTTATCAAGATTAGGCACAGGATTAGATAAAGCCACAATAGCCAGTGGTGACATGAACAAGATTATGGCTGCACTCGATAAGAAATTTGCAGGCCAAGCAGCAGCTAGATTAGATACTTACGCTGGCAAGATGGATTTACTAAAGGTCGCATCTGCTAATGCAACTGAGATTATAGGCAAAGGCTTAATTGATGCGTTAACAGCACTTAGCAAAGATAACTCAATAGATCAAGCTGCTAACTCAATGAATAATTTTGCTAACGCTATTGCCAACACTACTAAAGGCATGGGCGAGTTAATTGGTCAAGTAAAACAAATTATTGATAGCGATGTCGGCAAGTTTTTGCTAGGCCTCACTGCGTTATTAACCCTAGGCAAAAAACAACTAATTGGCGCTACTGTAGGTCTTATTGCTTATGATATAGGCAAGACTCCTAAATCCACTTCTAATTTTAGTTATGGGCAAGGTAATCCTAGGGCTGATCTAATTTTGGCTAGAAATTTAACTAAAGCACGCAAAGATGAATATGCCATTATTACTGCGAGTAACAAGGCTAAAACCGAAATTGACAAACTTTCAGAAAAATACGACACCGAGCGCATAGGCTTAATGAAGGCATTGAATGAAGCCAGCGATTCCGAGACCAAATTACGTTTACAATCTAAATTAGCCATCCTGGACAATAACGAGGCTTTAGCTGCTAAATATCTTGCCGAAATGGAAGGTGCTAAAAACGCTACTAAATTAAGCACAGAATTATTAAGCACAGCCGATGCTTTGGCTAAATTACGTATTGTCACCCAAGCCGATTACACCAAGCAAATGTATGCAGGATCAGCCATTTATTACCAGGGCAACGCTGCACCTATCCCATCATCTGCCGCAGCTGCTGCGCCTACTGTAATTAACAACAATACTAACCTGACAGTAGAAGGCACAGTCATATCACAGGATGCAGTATTGACTACAGTGCAAGAAGCATTACAAAGATTACAGAAGCAAGGATCATCTTTAACTGTTGCAGGATCACTACCATAATGGCAGTCCCAACAATAAATGCTTACATTAACTTTAGCACTGGCCCATCCTTTGCTCAGGCTTTTTTAATCGATTCAGGCATATTAGGCACTAACGTATTGGCCGACAGCACAGCTGTTATTGTTGATGTATCTAATCAAATCAATTACATACAAACACAGGCAGGGCGTAGCGCATTAGCTGATTTATTTCAGACTGGCACTTGCACCTTACGCATAGTAGATCAAAATGGCGATTTCAATCCAACAAACCCAACTGGCCCTTATTATGGATTATTGACACCTATGAAAAAAGTGCAAATAACTGCTACCTATAACAATGTTACTTATCCTATATTTTCAGGTTTTATTACATCTTATGTAAACACACAGCCTAAAGATGCTACTGAGGTTGCTTATACAACTATTACAGCTGTTGATGCTATGAGGCTTGCTCAAAACGCACAAATAAGTACAGTTACAGGTGCTAGTGCTGGTGACTTATCAGGCACACGTATAAATCAGATATTAGATGAAATTGATTGGCCAGCAACTATGCGCCAGATAGATCCAGGTCAAACTACCTTACAGGCAGATCCAGGCACACCACGCACCTCTTTAGGTGCCATGCAGGTTGTGTCAGAGTCAGAGTATGGGGCTATTTATGTTGATTTTGATGGTTCATTTGTATTTAAGGATCGACTAACTGCCACAGCCTCTATTGGTGATACCCCTACAGTTTTTGCAGATGATGGCACTGGTATTCCATACGCTAATGCCCAATGGAAACTAAATGATGATCTCATATTTAACTCAGCGACAGTAACTAGATCAGGCGGCACAGCCCAGACAGCCACTAACCAGGCATCTATCGACAAGTATTTTATACACAGCTATAACCTACAAGATCTACTAATGCAGACCGATGCCGTAGCCTTAGATTACGCCAGGGCATACGTAGCCAGCAGGGCTGAAACCACCATCCGATGCGATGCTATCGAGTTAGACCTATACACCCCGAACTACAACACAGGCATAATCGCTGCCCTAAACCT